GCCAAGGGCAGCAGCGTGCAGGGCGACTCTGGCAAGGGCAACCAGTTGGCCAGGGTGATTGCAACAGCGGTGCAACAAGAGATGATTAAACAGAAACGGCCTGGCGGCCTCCTGGCGGCATAACGATGGCAACCTTCACCTACACACCCAGTTTTGAAGCCACCGAGGCCAGCAAACCTCGTGTGCATAAGTTCCAGGCCGGTGACGGCTATGAACAGCGTGTGCGGTTTGGGCTGAATACAGACCCCAAAGAATGGACGTTGACTTTCTCGGAGCGCACCGACACCGAACGGGACAACATTTTGGCGTTTTTGGAAGCGCGGGCAGCGGTTGAAAGTTTCGACTGGACACCGCCGCGCGGAAGCGCTGGCAAATACGTTTGCGAAGAATGGCAGGTGACCATGCGGGTGTACAACTTCAACACGATTCAGGCCACCTTCCGCGAGGTGTTTGAGCCGTGACGGTTCCAGTCTCAGATCTCCAGGCTGTAGCGCCCAGTGCGATCATCGAACTGTTCGAGCTGGCGCTGGATTCAACGTTGCATGGTTCGTCGGACATTTGGCGGTTTCATAACGGCAGCAATACCAACAACAACGGCGCTGTGATCTGGAATGGCAATACTTACATGCGTTACCCCGTCGAATGCGAGGGGTTTGAATACAACAACAAGGGAACGTTGCCACAGCCCAAGTTGCGCCTTTCCAACATCATGGGCACCATCACAGCGTTGTTGTTGACGGCTAATGCAACGACAGCTGGCAATGATTTGATTGGCGCAAAGCTCACACGCATCCGCACGCTGGCCAAGTATTTGGATGCTGCCAACTTCCCTGGCAGCGTAAACCCCTATGGGACACCAGACCCAACGGTTGAGTTTCCACGCGAGGTGTATTTCCTATCGCAAAAATCAACCGAAAACCGTGACGTTGTTGAGTTTACATGTAGCGCCAGTTTTGACCTGCAAGGCGTTAATGCACCCAAGCGCCAGTGCATTAGCAATATCTGCCAATGGACTTACAAGGGCACAGAATGTGGCTATAGCGAAACTTCTTATTTTGACGCCAACGACAACCCCGTAAACAGCAGCGCCCTGGATGCTTGCGGCAAACGGCTCAGCAGTTGCAAAGCACGGTTTGCACCGATCCGCACCACTGGATCTGTCACCAAGGCCAGCACCACAATGACTGTGGTATCAACAGCAAAACTTACTACAGGTCAGCCGATCTATGGATTTGGCGTGGCAACGGGTGCCACCGTTTCTTCAATTACCAACAGCACCACGCTGGTGATGAGTGCGGCGGCTACTGGGTCCACCACTCAAACGCAATCTGCAACGCCATCAGCTACAGCAGCCAGCATGACCGTGACGACTGGCGCCAACTTACTCGTGGGCATGTCAGTATCCGGCACCTACATCCCAAGTGGCACTACGATCAGCGCCATTTCCGGCAATACGGTGACGCTCAACCAGCGACCTTACAGCTTCAGCCGTTCTGGAACCTATGACGTGGCTAGGGGTCCAGATGCAGTGAAGCTATCAAATACATCAGGCATCACGGTTGGTATGCGTGTTTTTGGTTCGCTTGGCATCGACACGACTGTTGCTTCCGTCACAACAAACACGGGCATCACGTTAACAACTGCTCCAGCGACACCCACTGATGGTGCCGCTGTGACGCTCTATTTCATGCCGGCATCGCCATCTGCTGCGACCTATACGTTCGGTGCGTCAAACGCTTTCACGTTCCGCACAACGGACGGCATTTTGCCCTACGGTTCGTTTCCGGCGGTGGGCTTGTACCTGACATGACCTGGAAAGCTGCTGCACTTGCCCATGCCCTTGCTGAAGCGCCCAGGGAAGCCTGCGGTTTGCTCGTGCGCAAAGGCCACAAACGCACCTATTGGCCGTGCCGCAACATCGCACCAAGCCCTACGGATACGTTCATTATCGAACCTGAGGACTGGGCAGACGCCGAAGATGGTGCCGATGAAATCCTGGCCGTCGTGCACAGTCATCCCGGTGGAGTGCCGGAGCCAAGTGGAGCCGATCAAGAATCGTGCACGCTATCCGAACTGCCGTGGCACATCGTTGTGCCGGACACCGCAACCTGGGGCGGTTGCTCACCCTTAAAATGCTGAGGATGGAGGGCTTGTCATGCTGCGCGAGATAAGGCTCTACGGCAAACTGGCAAAGTTTATCGGGCAGCGGGTGTTCCACGCCGACGTGGCTTCAGCAGCGGAGGCAGTGCGGTTTTTGCTCGCTAACTGGCCAGAGGTCGAGCAACACATGGCCTCGCAGCACTACAAAGTCTGCGTTGATGACGTTGCACTTGATGAAAACGAGTTGGGGCACCCTGTTGGCCAGCAAGTGATCAAGATCATTCCTGTGGTGGCGGGCGCCAGTCTCTGGGGCACAATCGGGAAGATTTTCGCTGGCATTGCTTTGGTGGCTTTTGCATTTTTTGCATTTCCTGCCATTGCCGCAGCAGTATTGCCGTTCACTACGGCAGGGCTGAACATTGCCGTTGGCATTCAAACTGCCTTGATTGGCATCGGCGCATCAATCGCACTTGGCGGTGTCTCTAGTTTGCTCACGCCAGTGCCAAGTATGGGCGGCAGCAGCAACAACAACAGCAACGATCCCCGCAAGTCTTATAGCTTCAGCGGCATTCAAAACACTTCACGTCAAGGTGTGCCGTGCCCCATAGTTTTCGGTGAGGCCATTGTTGGCAGCGTTGTGGTCAGCGCCGGCATTGACGTTGTGCAGGTGACCGCGTAATGGCCAATCTAAATAGCAACTCATTTGCCACCCTACTGGACCTGATTTCAGAAGGAGAAATCCAAGGGCTTAAGAATGGCAAAAAATCTATCTACCTCAACAACGTTGAGCTGCTCAACAAGAACGCCACGCTAAAGACGGGAACCTACAGCCAAGCAAGCGGCACGATCACCGTCACGCTGACCAGCCACGGTTACGCCGTCAATGATTTACTTGTTTTGGATGTTACCAGTGGAAACACAGATTCCGATACTTACAAAGTCAAAACTGTTCCAAACGCCAACACCTTTACGCTTGCGGCCAAAGATCAAACCACAACCAGCGGGAACGTAACGGTTTCAAAAAGTTCGGATTACAATTTTCAAAACGTCACGGTTGACAGTCGCAACGGAGCCAATAATCAATCTTATATTCCCGGCAGCAACGAGATTAGCAATGAAATCGGCGTTGGCGTAAAAGTCTTAAAAGACATCCCAGTTGTTCGGACAATTACAGATCAAACAACCAACGCTGTCCGCGTCACGCTTGGTTTTCCCAGGCTTCAATCTTACGGAAGCGATGGGAGTATAAATGGCAGCACTGTGCAAGTGCAGATTGATGTTCAGTATGGCGGCAACGGATTTTCTAATGTCATAGACGACACTGTTAATGGCCGGTCCGATGACAATTACCAAAAAGATTACATCGTCAATTTAAGCGGCGCGTTTCCCGTCGATATTCGCGTTACCAGGGTCACGGCAGACAGTACCAACCCGAAAGTAATCAACGAGTTTAACTGGACCAGCTACACCGAGATCACCTACGCCAAACTGCGCTACCCAAACAGCGCATTGGTTTCTCTTCGCTTTTCTGCCGAACAATTTTCCAGCATTCCGCAACGATCCTATTGGATTCGCGGGATCAAAATTGACATTCCTAGCAACGCCACCGTCGATAACACCACTGGGGCGCTGATCTACAGCGGCACATGGGATGGGACGTTTGCGGCAATCAAGCAATGGACCTCGGATCCTGCCTGGTGCTTATGGGCATTGCTTACCAATACCCGTTTTGGGTTTGGCAATTACTTGAACACAGCGTTGCTGGATAAGTGGGCATTTTTTCAATGTTCCCAATACGCCTCAGCCCTCAACACCTACACCAGCTCGGCTGAAATCACAGAACGCGCTAATCGCGGCCTTCAACCCCGCACTGGCACCACAAACGATTACAACGCCACCACGGGCAAACATGGCGTCCCCGATGGCTTTGGAAACTACGAGCCTCGCTTCTCCTGCAACGTCAACATCCAGACGCAAGAAGAAGCGTACACGCTGATCAACAATCTTTGCTCGGTGTTGCGGGCAATGCCGTTCTGGTCCACCGGCAGTTTGACCGTAACGCAAGACAAGCCAGCCGCCAGCTCGTATCTGTTCACGCTGGCCAACGTCAGCGAAGAAGGTTTTTCGTACGCAGGCAGCAGCCAGAAATCACGCGCCACGGTGGCTGTCGTCAGTTACTTCGACATGACCATGCGCAATGTGGCGTATGAATATGTTGAAGATCAAGCGGCGATTGCCAAGTACGGCGTCAATACCAAAAAGATGGATGCTTTTGCCTGCACATCACGGGGGCAGGCTCATCGCCTTGGTAAGTGGCTTCTCTTCGAGGAAGGCCACGAAACCGAAGTTGTCGCCTTCACTGCCAGCATCGACAGCGGTGTCATCGTTCGGCCAGGTCAAATCATTGATATTGCCGATCCGGTGCGAGCCGGTAGCCGCCGTGGTGGTCGCATCAGCTCAGCAACGACCACGGTCATCACGGTCGATGATGCCACTGGGCTGACCACAGCCAATAGCCCAACGCTGTCGGTGATCCTCCCCAATGGCACCGTCGAAACAAAATCAGTATCGGGCATCAGCGGCAATGCCATCACGGTTTCGAGCGCGTTCAGCTCCGCACCAAACAACAACAGCGTTTGGGTCTTCCAAAGCACCGACATTCAAACATCTCAATGGCGCGTGCTGAGCGTTACGGAGCAAGACGATTGCAATTATGTTGTCAATGCGCTTGCTTACAACTCTGCAAAATACGATTTTGTTGAGTACAATTTTGCCCTGACAACACGCGACGTTAGCAATCTAAACGAGCGCCCGGCCGCGCCAACAAACCTAGCGTTCACTGAATCGCTTTACACTTATCAATCCCAGGTCAAATCCAAAATCATCGTCGGTTGGATCCCAGTTGTTGGCGTTAATCAGTATCAAATTAAATGGCGTAAGGATTCGGGCAACTGGTCTGTCGATACTTCCCAGGGCGCGGACTACGAAATCTTTGACACCACGCCAGGGTTATATGAGGTTGAGGTTTACTCGGTAAGTGCCACCAACCTATTGTCGTTGACGGCGCTGACGGGTTCGGTTCAAGCCCTTGGCAAAACCGCGCCACCGGCCAACGTGCCGGCGCTTTATGCCACGCTCGATCCTGATGTGGGTGTCACGCTGCGTTGGGATCCGGTCACGGATCTTGACCTTCAGGGATACGAAATCTGGCAAGGTAGCGGCTGGGGCAGTGGCACCAAGCTTGGCGTGTTTGCCGCCACCAGCAAAAAGCTCGGCCTAGTTGCAGCAGGCACCACAACATGGTGGATCAAGGCACTTGATACCAGCGGCTCATACAGCACCACGGCTACTAGCGCATCGCTCACGATCACGGCAGCCGGAGCGCCAACCACCAGCGGTTCATTTAGCAACGACAGCTTGATCCTGAATTGGACAGCGGTGGCCGGCGATTTAAGCACTGCTTACTACGAAGTGCGTTACGGCACGGTTTCAGATAGCTGGGCAACCGCAACAGCTCTTGGCACCGTGCTGGGCACCACCTACCCGATCAAAGGCGCCTGGGCTGGCACGCGCCGGTTCTTTGTTGCAGCGGTGGACCTCAAGGGCAACTACGGCACCAGCGGCACCTATGACGCGGTGATCACGGCACCATCGCAGCCAACCGTCACCCAGCAGGTCATCGACAACAACGTGCTGCTGCAATGGTCTGATGCCACGCAAACGCTGCCCATCACGGCGTATGAGCTGCGCAAAGGTGCGACCTGGGCAAGCGCCACGGTGATTGGCACCAAGCAGGGCAAGTTCACCACGGTGTTCGAGTCAAGTTCGGGCACTTACACGTATTGGCTGGCGGGCATTGATTCGGCGGGCAACTACGGCACCCCTGGTTCTGTAAGCGCACTGGTCAACCAACCGCCGGATTATGTGCTGAAGTACAACTGGGACAGCACGTTCAGCGGCACCAAAACCAACATCGTGACTGACGTTGGCGGCCAGCTCGCAACCGTCAACACCACCGAAACCTGGCAGTCGCACTTCACCAGCCGCAGCTGGACCACGCTCCAAGATCAAATCAACGCCGGTTTTCCGATTTACGCCGAGCCTTCGCAAACCAGCGGCAGCTATGAGGAAACGTTTGACTACGGCACCGTTTTGGCTGGCACCAAGGTCACCGCAACCCTGACCAGCACCAACGTGACAGGTGGCACCACAATCACGCCTACCGTCAGCGTGCGGAAGCTATCGACCGATCCTTGGACCAACTACGCCGGTCTCAATCAGGTCTATGCCACCCAGTTCCAATACTTCAAGGTGCGCTACGACTTTGCCAGCGCTGGTGGGGATGACCTGCTGCTGTTGACTGGGTTGAACGTGCGGCTGGATTCCAAGCTCCGCAATGACTCCGGTGCAGGCACAGCGGTTTCTACGGACAGCGGCGGCACCGTCGTGAACTTCAACATCGCTTTCGTGGACGTGGATTCAATCTCGGTAACTCCAACCAACAGCACTGGCACTCCGGTGATTGCGATCTATGATTTCACTGATGTCCCCTACCCGACCTCGTTTAAGGTGCTGCTCTACAACACCTCCGGCACACGGGTTAGCGGCGCCTTTAGCTGGAGCGCGAGAGGAGTCTGATGGCTAACGCAAACTGGTCCAATCCGCAGCTCACCAGCACTTACACCAACTTTGTCTCGGAGGTGAAGAACCGGGATGAAGACCTGGCGCTTCAGTTCGATGGCACCACCAGCACTAATATCCCAACCAATACGATCCGCTGGGATAGTTCCGCAAACCGCTGGAAAAAATGGAGCGGCAGTGTATGGGGTGAACTTGCATCAACTTATGCGCTGACTGGCCTGAGCACCACCGGCTCCGCCAGCATTGGCACCACGCTCACGGTTACGGGCGCCACCACGTTGACCGGCGGCGGCACGAGCACCACACCGGCAACCGATAACAACAGCACCAACATCGCCACCACGGCATTTGTCGTTGGCCAGGCTTCAGCCACAACGCCATTGATCAATGGCACAGCAGCAGTTGGCACCTCGCTGCGCTACGCCCGCCAGGATCACGTCCACCCAACCGATACGACACGGGCGCCGCTGGCTTCGCCCACGTTTACCGGCACCGTCACCATCCCAGCCGGTGCGAGCATCAGCGGCTATGCGCCTCTGGCTTCGCCATCGTTCACGGGCACGGTGAACTTTGCTGGGGACGTAAACCTCAACAGCACTGGTTATCTTGATCTCCCAGTAGGCACTACAGCCCAGCGCCCTGGCACGCCAGCAGCGGGCATGATCCGCTACAACAGCACGCTTGGGCAGTTTGAAGGCTATGGCACCTCATGGGGATCTATTGGCGGTGGCGCAACTGGTGGTGGCTCTGATCGTGTGTTTGTGGAGACTGGTCAAAACGTCACCAGCTCCTACACTTTGACCACCGGCTATAACGCTGTGAGTGCTGGACCTGTAACCGTCGCAAGCGGCATCACCGTCACGATCCCATCTGGCGCTGCCTGGAGTATCGTCTAAGCCATGGCCATCACGATTTCCGGCACAACAGGAATCAGCGGTGTTGACGGCAGTGCATCAACGCCAGCTTTGATTGGCACTGATGCCGACACCGGCTTCACCTTTACGGCTGGTTTGATCGGTGCTGGCCTTAATGGTGTAGCGGCAAGAGTGCCGGCAATGCACTATTACCGCTTGGATAGCACGTTGGCTGGCAGCAATGTCAGTACAGCGCAAAGCGTATTTGGTGTTGGTGTCACATTAGGAGGCAGTCTTGTTTATGAGTTTGAAAGCATGTTTGCGCTCAGCAAGACAACCGGCACCACATCGCACACAATCAGCCTTGGCTTTGGTGGTACGGCCACACTCAATGGCATCGCCTTCCAAGTGAACACCGCCATTGCGCCAAGCGGCCTTGCCACAGGCGGCACAGCGTCAATTTATGAGTTTCAAACCGCTGGTGGTGGCGTTGTTGATGCTGCTCAATCCACAGCCGGTATGCACTTTATGGCATTGGTGAAAGGCACGGTTTCCATTAACGCTGGCGGGACGTTTATTCCGCAATACACTTTAAGCGCAGCTCCTGGTGGTGCCTATAGCACTATCCAAAGCAGCTTTTTCAAAATCGCACCACTCAGTGCATCGGGCGCTAACACTTCCATTGGCACCTGGAGCTAATCATGCCAGTCCGTCTCTCAGGATCCATCAGCGGCTACACCGAGCTTGCGGCACCAGCAACGGCTAATAACAACCAGCTTGTGTTGCCCACGGGTAATGGCAGCACAAGACAAGCCATTGTCGGAGATGGCGCTGGTGCGCTGTCATTTCAGTGGGATGCTGGTTCGCTGTTTTATCGACTTAACACAGATACGGCGCTTCCCGCAGCAACTACCTCAGCGCAAGCTATTTTCGGCGTTGGTGCAACATTGGCGGCTAATACGGTATATGCTTTTGAAGCAAATTATTTGCTTGCCAAAACTGCAATAGCAACAGCTCATTTTATTAGCCTCGGCTTTGGTGGAACTTCAACGTTAAATAATATCCTCTATTATGTGCACGGTTATTACAACAACAGTGCAAGTACCTTAAATAACGGTGGTGCTGCGTACACAGGCGGTTACATTGCTACCGCAAGTGCTACGCAGGTTAATAATACTTCAACAGCATCAGCAAACGTTACTCATTATTTACAGCTAAAGGGAACTTTTAGCGTCAATGCAGGCGGAACTTTTATTCCACAACTAACAACCAGTGCAGCTGTTGGTCCTTACAGTACCGTGGCTGGTAGTTACATTAAACTTACGCCTATCGGTGCTGCTGGCAGCAACTCATCCCAAGGCACCTGGAGTTAAGCCATGAGCACCCTCGCCGCTACAAATCTCAAGAACCCCAGTTCTGGCAGTAACAATATCGTGCTGGGCACAGATGGTTCGACCACGCTGACCAAGCTCACGGGCGGCGCTCTCACCACCGCAACAGCAGTCAACAGCACCAGTGGCGTCAGCATTGACTTTACTGGCATTCCGTCATGGGTAAAGCGGGTGACGGTGATGTTCAGTGGTGTAAGTACAAACGGGACAAGTACAGTTCAAATTCAACTAGGTACCGGAGCAACGCCAACTTTTGCGACTTCTGGTTACTTAGGGTCTGCAACTGCCGTCATTGCTGCCTCAAGTGCAGCCGAGCTTAATACTAACGGTTTTCGACTTCAAGCCAACACAGCCGCCGCTAGCACATTGCACGGCATTTCTACTTTATGCTTGTTATCAGGAAATACTTGGACCCAGTTTGGCATGATGAATACCAGTGATATTGCACGTTCTGGTCAAAGTGCAGGATCTATTTCACTTGCAGCGGCATTAACAGCTGTTCGCATCACAACGGTGAACGGCACCGACACGTTCGACGCCGGGTCGATCAACATTCTTTACGAGGGCTGATCATGAGTGAACGTTTAGTGATGAACGTGCAAACGGGCGAACTGGAGGTCATCCCGCTTACGCCTGAAGAAATTGCAGAATTGCAAGAAGCGAACCCAGGCTGGGTCCCACCGGATGCTCCTCCTGCTGAGTAATGGCCGTCCGTTCTAAAACCGGCACCGCTCGCATCGAGCACAAACCCGGTCCACCCAAGACCACCAGCCAAGGGCAAGGCCAGAACTCACGCCCCCGCCGTAGAGGCCGCAAGCCCCTCAGAGGGCAAGGCCGGTAGTGGATCAACAAACCCGCGCAAACTGGCAACGCATCAAGGATGTGATGGAAGCAGCGGGGAAGACCGACAATCACTACTACCGCCGTGCCCTTGCCATCCTGGCCGGATCACTTGATCCTTTCGACCAAAACCCGCTGGGTAAAATGAAGGGGTGACATGCTCTGGCGATGGGCGACGACCAACCCAAATCAGTTGGCGCCTTGTTCGCGGAAGCCATGCCGCAGGTGCTGTCCATCGCCCTAGTGGCGATCGGCGGTTTGCTGTTCAGTATGCAGGTAAGTTTCACCCGCGTTGACGCCAATGTTCAACAGCTGGTTAAGAGCATCGAAGAGTTGAAGGGCGATACCAAAAAGCAAATGACAGACCTTGAGAACAGGGTGCGTGCGTTAGAGATGCACAAACAGTAATCTGAGGCTATCCACCCATGGATTTCATGGACCACAACACTGCCACAGCAATCGCCATCGGCGTTGCTGCCACCAGCGAGATCCTCGCTTACACGCCACTCAAAGCCAACAGCGTGCTCCAGTTGGTGCTTCAAGTGTTGGGCGTCGTCTTTCCGCGTCGGAAATGAAACTGAAACCAGCGGCCGCCAAGCTCATCGCGTCCATGGCGACCAAGCTCCTGTTCAGCGGTGGCAATGTCACCCTCGATGAAGCGACTTGCCGTGCTGTTGTGGCACTGGCTGATCAGATCAAGGAAGAACACCCTAATTGGTTCTGACGCCATGCAGCTCCTCGATTTCTTCACCTATTACCGCAAGGGTACGCCGCACCAAAATGCGGCTATCGCCATGCTGGAAGAGGCCATCAACAAAGCTGACGCCAGCATCCTGAGCCGCGATGCTGAGTGGTACAAAACCTGGCAAGCTGGCGGCAAGGTGGAGGCCGTTGATCCTGGTGAGCTTGGACCAGCCCTGAGGATTATCAAACAGTTTGAGGGTTGCAGCCTCAAGGCATACAACGATGGCGTTGGTGTTTGCACCATTGGTTGGGGCACCACCCGCTACCCCGATGGTCGGCGCATTTCCTATGGCGATGTGATCACCCAGGCGCAGGCGGATCAGTACCTGGCCAATGAGGTGAAGTACACCTACGACACGTTGGCCAAAAGCATCCCGTACTGGGGCGAGATGAACGCCAATCAACGTGGGGCGCTCACTTCCTTTGCCTATAACCTCGGCGCCCATTTCTACGGCAACGGAAACTTTAATACGATTACTCGTTGTTTAAGGGACCGCCGTTGGAAGGATGTGCCCAACGCGCTTCAGCTCTACCGCAACCCCGGCACCAACGTTGAAGCTGGCCTTAAGCGGCGCAGGGTAGAAGAGGGTAAACTCTGGATCGCTTGAATTAGCCTTTGTGATCCTCCCCGACCACGAAATCCGTCGCCTTTGCAA